TGAAACTGTTAACACTTTGTACAGTTTAGTTAACATAAATAAAGAAATGATTTGTAAGTGATTGAAATAATAAAGGGTTAGAGAATGATTAAATGCGGGCGTTTTGAACAAAAAAAAAGTCAAAGGACATGGCTTGACGATTGCCCCCTCATTTTTGAACTAAAAACAAGGATTTCGCAAAAAGCGGACATGACGTGTCCGTTCTTTTTGTAAGTCGAGCTACCTGAAAAACAGGGCAAAAATGAATCTAACTACTAACAAATTAAAGACTTATCTCAAAAACAATATCAAGATGAAAATAATCCAGAATATCAAAGTGAAAAACAACGTAAATAAAGGACTTACGAGCGTTGTTTTTTTGCAACATGTGCATCGGGATAGGGGTCATGGGTCCTTCCCAGAGGTTGAAAGAATTGCGGTTCGGGAAGTCCAAAATTTGGCAGAATTTTTGGGGCAAAAAGGCATGTCCGCAGGGGTAAAAACGCGGTTTTTGATGTGCATAGTTTTTGTGGGCAGAATAATAGAAATAAATAAATAAGCCGCCTTTGAAATAATACAAAGGACATTCAGTGAAGTCAGTGTCAAAAAAATGAGGTGAAAAAATGAAAGAACATCCAATTCTATTTTGCGGTGAAATGGTTAATGCCATTCTCAATGGCAGGAAAACGCAGACAAGGCGGATAATTAAGCCACAACCATTTTTAAGAACGGACGGATTTTGGCAATTATTCCCAAGCAAACTCACAAATAGATTTTGTACTTGGGAACAAATAAATAATTATCTTCTTGAACATTGCCCTTATGGCCAAATCGGGGACAGGCTCTGGGTAAAAGAATCATGGAAAATAATTGGCTGGGATTTTGAAGGCAGATTTACAATTCAATATAGAGACGAAATTAAAAAGAATTATGAGCCATCTGAAAATGAAATTACTGATGAGCAGGCAGTAAAATATGCAATCCAGTGCAGCGACGACTGTATGGATGCGGGCTTAAAATCAGATTTAGACGGAAACTTTATTTGTGATGGGATATTGCCGACTATGTGGCGGTCGCCTCTCTTTATGCCTCGCTGGGCTTCACGAATAACCCTTGAGATAATAAATGTCAGAATACAGAGGGTACAGGAGATAAGCGAGGACGATGCGAAATCAGAGGGATGTTTGGCAAGCAATACAGGAACATATATATTTGATGCCGTTGATAGTTACCAGGAGTTATGGGATTCAATCAATGCTAAACGTGACTATTCGTGGGAAAGCAATCCCTATGTGTGGGTGATTGAGTTCCGCAGGATGGATTGATTATTTACTATTTACTATTGAATATTGATTATTGACTAATGACTATTGACTATTGATATGACACACAATGATATACGCAATACGCTATACGCAATACGAGCGACGAGATACGAAAGACGAGGTGTGAATTATGTTTGTGATTATGAGAAAAAAGAAGCTCGAAAAAATCAAAACCGATTTTTTAGTGCAGGGATTTCACGAGGGCGTGGCATCCGCCCGAAAGGAAATGGGCGTTGAAAAGGAGATGTTCAAAAAACTTTTCAATGAAAATATGGTGCTAAGAGAAAAAATTGCAAAAAGAGTCGCCGCAGGTGCGGTGGAAATACGAGACTGAATACGGACTACAGACTACGGACTACAGACTTCTGTGTTCTGTGTTCTGAGTACTGAATTCTGACTACTTTTTTTGAGATTAAATGTGTTCGAAATTATTGGAACTGTCGTAACCGTGATAGCCGTTACAGGCGTAATATTCAATAACCATAAGATGACAAGCTGCTTTTATCTGTGGATGGTCAGTAATACCCTGTCGGCAGTAATACATCTGCATCTTGAGTGCTACAGCCTTTTTACGAGAGATGTTATCTTTCTGGTACTGGCGGTGCATGGACTATACCAGTGGCGGAAAACGCCAAATCCTAAGCACTAATATCTAAATTCTAAACAAATTCAAATGATTAAAAAACGAAATTCAAAACAGAATATTAAAAACAAAAACTCTGCTGTGACAAAAGAATTGATTAATGATTATTGACTATTGACTAATGACTATTGATATGACGCATAACGATATACGCAATACGCATAACAAGATACAAGCGACGAGCGACGAGCGACAAGCTGCGAGCGACAGTATTATCGCCGACCAGAAAAAAGCCGCCAAATACGCCGGCGTCTCTGACAGGACTATCCGTCGCTGGGTTAAAGAAAAGATGCCCCTGACCAACAAAGGCCATTACATCAAACACTTTCTTGATGTATGGAAACAAAACGATGGCAAGCCCCCTACCGAAGAGAAAAACCGCCAGCAGAAGGCAGAGGCCGAATACAAGGAGCTAAAAACCAAACTATTGCAAATAGAATTCGATATTAAGACGGGTAAACTAATCCCCCTTGAAAATATCCAAAAAGACAGAATACAGAAAATCCAGATGGTTAAACGGGCATTGCTCGGCCTTGGAAGAAAGCTGGCAAAAAATCTCACTGGCCTAAATGAGCCGCGTGAAATACAGGCGATAATCGACCAGGAAGTTAAGGGAATAATTGAAGGATTTGCTTCGTAAGAAATTATTAGCCACAGATTACACAGATGGACACAGATTAAAAAACAAAAGAGTATAAAAATGAAATATATCATTGCATGTATAATTGAATTCGTAGGCATTATGTTTTTAATTATTGCCATAATTTTATGCTATTTTAAGAATGTTTTCACAGGGATAGCAGATAAATTGAATGAAAAAGCAAATAAAATCTGCAAAAATAATTTTTAAAAATCGGTGCAATCAGTGAAATCTGTGGCTAAAAATACCTGGACACCAGAAGAAAAGGCAGCGTGGAAACTGCCGGATGATTTGACCGTCAGCCAGTGGGCGGACAAATACCGCATACTCGGCAATACATCAAGCGAGGCCGGTCCCTGGCATACCAGCCGAACACCGTATCTCAAGGGGATTATGGATGCATTCAGCGACCCGGCAGTTGAACGAATCACTATAATGGCCCCGCCGCAATCGGGAAAAACCGAGGCCATACTCAATATGATTGCCTACGTAATCGACCAGGAGCCCGCCCCGGCAATGTACGTCATGCCCAGAGACAAAGACTACGCCTATATCGCTGGCCATCGGCTTATTCCCATGATTGAGCAATCCCCTCAATTATACCGCCACACCACAGGCCGATTGTGGGACCTTGCAACCGAGGAAATTAATCTTGACAGAATGACACTCTTTCTGGCGGCATCGAATTCACCGGCGGGACTTGCAATGAAGCCGATAAAATACCTGTTCCTCGATGAAACAGGCAAATTTCCGCCCATCGCAGGCAAAGAGGCAAGCCCAATCGACCTTGCCCTTAAAAGAACACTCACCTTCTGGGATAGAAAAATCGTGGAGCTGTCCAGCCCGAATATTGCAGGCGACCATATCGATGAAAGTCTCAAATCAAGCTGCCTGCACCGGTATTATTGTAAGTGTGTTCTTTGCGGCGAATTCAGCGAATGGTTTTTCAAAAATCTCAAACTCGAAAAAAATCTGCGTGACCCGGAAATTATCAGACATTCAATAGATTCGGTATGGTATGAATGCCCGTTTTGCCAGGGAAAAATCCTCGAAAAGCAAAAACAGTCGGCAGTCGGCAGCGGTTTGTGGCTGGCAGCTGGCGAAAAGATTGATAAAGACGGTTTAATAACGGGAAAACCGGAAAAAAGCAAATGGCACAGCGGCTTTCATTATACGGCGCTTATAAGTTCGTGGGTGTCGTGGAATGAAATCATGGCCCAGTGGTTTGAGGCCAATACCAACGAAGGGATACTCAAGGGCAAACTCAAGGATTTTACAAATTCGATTCTGGTAGAATCATGGGAAGAGGTCGGCAGAAAAATTGAACAGGGACAGTTAAGAAAAAATATCGGACAATTCAGCAAGGGAACTGTCCCTGATGATTGCCTGATTTTAGTTGCGGGAGCAGATTACCATCAAAGCGAAAGGCAAGAAGTGCGTATTGATTACGAGGTTCGCGGCTTTGGCTATAACGAGCAGAATTTTGTCATTGCCAGCGGCTCGGTTTCAAGTTGGGAGCAGCTCGATGGCGAGGTGCTTCTTAATCCATTTCCCTGGTCGAATCCCGCAAATAATAAACCACAGCTTGCCGTGATGCTGATGCTGGTCGATTCGGGTTTTAAGCCCGATGAGGTCTATCAATACTGCCGCAAAAGACCCTCTGTTACTATACCTACCAAAGGCGCAAGCAATCCTCAGCGGGCGCCGATAGTCATCAGCGACCTCGATAAGGCGGCATCACACCGAGTTAAATCGACAACCAGGTATCGAGGCATGCAGTTATTGATTATAGATACATCGTTTTTTAAGGATAAGGTTACAGGCTGGGCAGAAAATCTGCCCGGTGAGGGCGGAACTCAGTTTTATGCAGAGATGCCGGAATATTATCTAAAGGAATTTACCAATGAGCATAAGGTCCGCAATAAGGACAGGTTCGGGCGGATAACATGGATTTGGAAGCCGATTACACCCGGTGCTCCTACGCATTCATTGGATACGGCGGTTGGTGCGGCGGCTGCCGGTTATATGAAGGGCGTCCATTATCTAAGGCCGCAAAATGAAACAGCATTTGTGCCGGCGGCAAGAAGGCGGGAGATTGTGCCGTTGGCGGTTAAGACAGAAAAACGCGGAGGATTTTTAGATAATCTACCATCATTATAAAATTGATTATTGATTATTAATTGGAATAAAAACTAAATTACTGAACGCTAAACGCAATACGAGATACGAGCGACGAGCGACGAAATAATGGGTTTCTTAGACGACTATCCCGGAATAGATAATAAGCCGAAGGCCCGGCCAAGGGTGGTTTTTGTCCCTGAGTCGGAAAATGTTACGGTCGAATATGTTACGACAAAATGCCCGTTCTGCAAATCAAAACGAGTGCCCGTTTATAACAGCGAACATCTGCCAATCAGGTATCACAAGTGCCTCGACTGCAAAAAGAACTTCAAATCCATCGAAAAATAAATTTTCAAGTCGTTGCTAATTATTAGCAAACCATTTCTTTTAAGTTTTCAAGTCTGTGGTAAAAATACGGGCATGAAGATAACCAAAAGAAAACCCAGGCCATGCGGCAAGTAAAGAAAGTGCCCGATGTCTTATACACTGGCTCAGCAGTTGGATAGTGTCCAGACGGCAATCGCAGCGATTGAATCCGGCGCTCAGAGTATCACCGTCAACGGCAGAGTATATACCAGGGCGGACCTGAAAACCCTCTACGATAGAGAAGAGAGGATTCGGAAAAACATTGCAGCCGGAGTTAATGGCGGCAGTGCAGGTCCCTTGAGAACACTGGCACAATTATAAATTGATTATTGATTATTGATTAATGATTATTGAATTAAGACTTTTTTATCTCTGTGGTCTCTGTGCCCTCTGTGGCAAAAAAATATGGAACGAAACGGTAAAAAAGGATTTTTGAGAAAGGCAAGCGAATCTGCGGATTCGCTGATAGGGCTGTTTTCCCCTGAAAGGGCATTTAAAAGAAAACAGTACCGCTTCGCCTACGATGCAATAGACGGCACACGGCTTAGAAAACTTCGCTCCAACATCGGCGGCACAGGCGATACCCACCTGACCGATATAGCACTTTGGAAACTGCGGGAAATCTGCCGCGACCTCGAACGAAATAACCCGCTTGTCAAGGGTATTCTGCGGACAGACCGCGATTCGGTTATCGGCTCAGGGGTTCGTATCGAGGCAAAGACACAGGATAAGGACTGGAATCAACAGGCAGAGGACTTATTCAATGAATGGGCGCTTTCCTGCGAGGTTACAGGCCGCTTTACATTCAATCAGTTCCTTCGTCTGGCATATCTTTCGTACCGGCGAGATGGCGATATGGCGGTAATTTTTGTAAACGATAAGCTGCAGGCAGTTGAGGGTGAGCAGATAGGTAATCCCACCGGACT